AACGGTACTGACTCGGCGACTACATTTGCGACAAAAGGTGGTAATTATCAATCAGATCACGGAAGTGGAAATTACGTTGCCTACCTATTCGCAACCCTACCCGGCATCAGTAAAGTAGGTAGTTACACAGGATCAAGTTCTGCTCAAAATATTGACTGCGGATTCACTAATGGTGCAAGGTTTATTTTAATTAAACGTACTAATAGTACTGGTGATTGGCTTTTGTTTGATTCAGTCCGTGGAATTAATCCACCCAGTGTCAATAGTGGAAGTGATCCTTATCTTCGTTTAAATACTAACGCAGCACAATCAGAATCTACTAGGATTGAGCCTTTAAATGCTGGTTTTCAGCTAGATGCTGGTGACACTTACGTCAACAGCGCAGGCGACAGCTTTATCTTCCTTGCAATTGCTTAAACAAATAACTAACTAACTATGGAAATTAGAAACAGATCAACAGGTGAGCTGACTACTGTTAGTCAGTTCAAAGCCTCACAACCGAATACAAGCTTCCCTAAGCAAATTACAACTGAAGTCCTAGATAGTTATGGCTATGATGCTGTGCTTAATGGCGCTGCAGCTACGGTAACTGCACCTTATGGTGTTAGTACACGTAGTGGTGTAGAAGGAGTAAAGGGACAGTGGTTTACTAAGTTTATTGCTGGTCCCGTATTTACTGACACTACAGATAGCAAAGGCGCTGTAACTTCTGCAGCTGCTAACGAAGCAGCATATAAGGCTGGTATTGATAGCACTGCTGGAACAAATGTCCGTACAGAACGTGACACCAAACTTACTGCAACTGATTGGACTCAACTGGCTGATAGCCAACTGACTGATAAAGTAAAAGCTACTTGGGCTACATATCGTCAAGCTCTTCGTGACTTGCCTTCAGCTAGTGGATTTCCACACACAATGACCTGGCCAACTAAACCATCTTAAAATTATGATTACCCTTATCCGTCCAATCCTATTCTCATTTCTTAATTCTGAAAAGGTTAAATTCCTTATCCTTGATTTGTTGAAAGCATATGTCAAGTCAACAGACAATGACATCGACGACAAGATCGTTGCGTTTGTTCGTGACGGTTTGTTTCCTAACAAATAATGGAATGGGAAGCAATTGCACCAATACCTGTCTTCCCTTACCTAGAGCTGCCTGCAGCACCTAATTTACCTGGTCCAATACTAGAAGTACCTAAAGCGGATTTACCATCCTATAAGCCGCTTGTGGTGCCTCCTAGTGCGCTTAGACCACCACCCGGTATTAAAGGGTTTGATAGCAATGAATTTGATGAAGCACCACAGACTACTAAGCCTAGTGCTACACCAGCTGCACCTATCGTACCTAATATAAAACCTTATGTTCCACCAGAAGCTCAGATCGTAGGTATCCCATTTACGGACATTGAAGTCCCGATGCCTACAACAACGATCATGACTACTGCAGCTACTACTGCATTTATTTCAGTAGCTGCCACATTAATAGGACAATCATTATTTAAATACTTAGTTTCATTATTTAAACCTATTATAAAACTACTATGGAGCAAGTTACAGAAAAAGAAGGCGGAACCAAACCAAAAAACTTCTTAGCTAAGGTAAAGGAAAATACAGAAGACGAGATTCAAATCTTAGGTACTTTTGTACGTTTAGGTGTAGTGGTATGGAGTGGTTTTATTATTACTCTTAACTACGTTGAACTACCAATGTTTAAAAAAAGTGTTGGTGGGGATATAACTTTCCCAGCTTCTATTTTTACAGGTGCACTTGCTACATTCGGTCTATCTACATCTAATAATAAGTCCAACAGTAAATCCTCTGATCCTAAAAAGAAAGAAGAATGAAACGCTTACTCGTACTTTTAATGTTGGCTAGCCCAGCTACAGCACAAGTGACTCCTAATTTTACACAGGGGTCAATGCAATCAACCACTACATCTACCATTGATATTAGCCGCACAATTGCAACAAATGTCCTTGGTGGTGCTTATACATCATGGTCAGGAACAAACATAACTCCAAGCGCAGACGTAGCTGGTGCTGGAACCAAGTTTTCAGTAACAACTGCTGGCGCTCCATTTCAACTAGAAGTGGTAACAAGAGCAGCAGGCAAGATTCAAGACAGCCTCGTAACAGAAACAATCAAGCAGGTTACAAATACTACCTCCTTGTCTGTCTTCTCTCAATAACTTCTTACGTAACACCTGCCTACGCAGAAGATCCTAAAGTTCAAAATACATCAAATCCTGTGGCAGCCGCTACAGGTAACGTAACTAATCAGGCGGTGCAGTTCCAAAACAATGGTGCACCGTCAAGGCAATACTTCAGTGGTAATAATAGCTGTAATGGTACAACCATGCAGTTCTCACCATTTTATATGGGTAACGATACAACCCCTATGAATCCTGAAGGTTACGTCAAAAGTAATAACTGGGGAGCACAGGTTAGCTTCTCAGTGCCGTTAGATGGCGGCATGATCGAAACCTGTAAAGGTATCGCCCGTAAACACGAACAAAAGATGCGCCTTGACTATGAATTAGTTAGAGCGTTGAAATGTACAGAGATCATGAAAACTGGTTTTACCTTTAGACCTGGCTCACGTGTTGAAATCCTATGTAATGACATCGTACCAATAGTCGCACTTGAATAAATGGAAACAATAGTGTCTGTTGTCATCGCAGTTGTTGCAGGTGGCGCAGCTATAAACAATAGACTACACAACCGAATAAACAATGTACATGACCGTATTAGCAGTCTCGACAGACGAATAGATACCATTGAATTGAGTGTAGCTCAAGACTATGTATCCAAAGCTGACTTAGCAGTAATGGTGCAACGTATGGAAGACCATATGGTACGCATCGAAAACAAATTAGATCAAATCGTATTGAGGAATTAATGACTTACCAATTAGTAGACGTAACACGCGGTAAAGTACTGCAAGAGTTCAGCACTCAAGAAGACGGTGAAAAAGCATTGCGTAGGCAATCTACAGATAACTTTATCCGTTTGGAATTAGTAGAAACTGCTAAACCTAAAGCTAAAAAAACTAAGAAATCTAATGAAGAATAAAGCTTCGGAAGAACAATTTAACGAATTACATAACTTAGTTACTACAGAGTTTTTGAACCGTGTTAAATCCGGTGAAGCCTCTACACAAGACTTGAAAGCAGCTTGTGATTGGCTAGCTAAAAATGATATTAGTGGTGTCGCCTTTGAAGGTAGCCCACTAGATAAGCTAGTTAGTATTATGCCAACTGTTGATCCTGAACTTGTACAACGGAGACTCTATGGCTCGAAGCTCTAAACATAGCGGACCTAAATACGCTAATGGTAATTATAAATCATATCAAAAGAAATATGATTCAAGTTCATTACAGATCTCTAAACGATCTTCATTAAATAAAGAAAACCGTAAACGTGGAACCTACGGTAACGGTGATGGCAAGGATGTATCCCATAAGAAAAATGGAAAAACATTCCTCGAAGCAGCATCAAAAAACAGAGCACGTAAAGGACGCGCATGACCCCATTACTTCCTACCCCTAAAGATTACCTCTACAACTTAATAGCCATGACCTCACCAGAAGCTAAGCGTCTGTGGAGGCGCTCTATTAAGGAACACTTTGACCATACTTGTATCTATTGCGGAAAAACCTATGACCTTAGTCAATTATCTATCGATCATGTTCATCCTCGCGCTCGTGGCGGAGAAGATGTCGCAACAAATGTTGTATGCGCCTGTACCAGATGTAATCAGGATAAAGGAAGTACACCCGTCCTTAGTTGGATGAGAGACAGATTTGGAGTTAATAGACTCCGTGAAAAACTAATTATGGAGTATATTAATTAATGGCTGGAAGATACGAAACAAAATTAAATGCTGATCGGCAAAAGTTAAAAAAAAGTATTGAAGATTTAAATACACGGCGTTCTAATACTTCTGATTCAAAACAAAAAAGACGTTTAAATACTCAAATTAAAAGCAAAACTCGCCAGTTAAACGATCTTAATCAAAGATCTTCTGGTATGCGTACTGGTATTGATCCTAAAGGTGGTTTAAAAAAACGTATCCCTACACAACCTACACAACAAGCACACCACTATGGTA